TATTAGCAGGATATCCACTAATCGGAGGCGATACTACTATTGCTGGTTTTCTAAATGGTAGCATTTCCAATCTTCGTATAGTCAAAGGCACAGCTGTCTACACAGCCAACTTCACACCCCCAACAGCCCCGCTGACGGCGATTACAAACACATCACTTTTGACTTGTCAGTCCAAGTCATTCGTGGACAACAGCTCGAACAACTTCACGCTCACACGCAACGGCGACGTAGCAGTCAAATCCATGAACCCGTTCCAAGGTGTTACCAAAGGCAGTATGTACTTTGACGGTACTGGTGATTATGTTATTGCGCCTTTAAGTACAAAAAATGCTTTTGGCACGGGTAACTTTACGGCTGAAATGTGGCTGTACCCAACAGCGTTTGCCAGCTATAAATCTTTGTGGGGATGCAGTTCCAGCGCAGCGTCATCTACAGGATTCCACACAGGTTTGAATGCAAGCGGCAATGTGTTTATCTACAGCGCAAGTGCATTTAAAGTTACAACAACAAATGCAATGAATTTAAATGCATGGAACCATGTAGCATTTGTTCGTAACGGCACAGCACTTAATATTTATATTAATGGCGTTCTCGGTGGCACTTGGACACTTACTACACAAACGTTTACGGACGGTTATTGCTGGTTTGGCGCAGCCCCCGGTTATGCAAGTGAATATTACACTGGGTATTTGGCTGATTGGCGTATTACTAACAGCCAAGCTCGTTACACCGCAACGTTCACACCGCCAACAGCACCACTGCCTACTTCCTAAAGGTACAGCATGACAACGCAAATCATTCAGCCAAACGTAGATGCTACATTTCTAGCCACGCTGGCAACGCTGACAGGCAATCAAACGCTGACCAGCAAAACGCTCAAGGGGCCGTTCGAGTTCGTAACGGTATCCCCATCCGCGCCTGCAGCAACGCTTCAGTACGATGTACTCACGCAAGGTATCCTGTACTACACCGGCAACGCAACGACAAACTTTACGTGGAACGTGCGAGGCAACAGTGGCACAACGCTGGACTCTTTGCTGCAAACCGGCCAGTCTGTCACAGCGATTCTGATCGTTACCAACAGCACCACGGCTTACTACCCCACAGCGTTTACTGTGGACACGGTAACTGTTACGCCTAAATATCCCGGTGGTTCGCCCATCACAGGCGGTAGCGCCAGTGCTTTGGATATCTACACTTTGACTTTAATTAAGACAGCCGCTGCCACGTACACCGCTCTTGTGTCTCAGATCAAATACGCTTAAAGGTAAATCATGCTGTCCGTCAAAAGTTCACTCGGCGGGTTTACTTCACCTTACGTCTATGCAATCCCTGCTGATACTGTTATTTTTTACAATGGCACTTATTCTGCTGCGGTAGACGGCTGGGATATTTACACAGACGCGGCCAACAAATTTATTGTAGGCACGGCAACTCAAGCAGAAATTGCCACCACAGCAGCTGCCAGTGGAAGCTCAACAGCCACAGCCACAAGTTTATCTACCGCAGGATCACACTACGGCCCTGACATTCTTGTTGCTGGCGGATATGGAGCTTCACCGACAAGCTCAAGAAGGTCTTCTGGTGAGCATACGCACTCTATTACGGCCAACGGTACAGCGAGTACCGAGCTAAAACCAGTTGGAACTACCATAACTATGCTTCGTACAGCCACGGAGCAAAGGTTCTTTCCAGCCAATACCATCCACATTAATGGTACAAACTTGGTCAGTGGGACTCAAAAACTGGCGGCTACATCTAACCGTTATATCGCGGGTGGCAGCGCGGTGGCAGACACCGCAGCAACTAGTCACACCATGACGCTTACAGCGGCTTTGTATTCTTCTGGGTCACACTCACATAGCCTTAGCCCATACAACGAATACACGTCTACGCAGACATCCAGTTTGCAATCCAACGGTACTTCGTATCCGCCGTCTAGCCATACACATGTTGTCACTGCAACGGCAACCATTAACGCGCTAAAAGGCAAGCTTCTTAAACTGTGGATCGCAGCATCGCGGCAGTTACCAAAAAGCGCTACTGTGGTTATGTACTGCGGAAACTTGTCCTTACTGCCACCGTACTGGAAAGTTTGTAACGGCGCTAATGGCACGATTGACATGCAAGGGTATTTCCTTGGGTACGCTACATCTTCAGCCACTGCACACGGAACAGTAACCAGTGAGACAAATACGTATACGACGACTGGGCCAACTGCAGCATCTGATAACTACGCACACGCACACTATTCGGGTGGCAGCAGTTATTACACTCAGATGTATGTAAACCACAGTTCTGGAACTTTTTCACATACACACGCTGTTGCTGGCGGATCAGTCACTTCAGACGCTGTACCTGCAAACATTAAACTTGCATTTATCCAATTGGTCATTTAAAGGCACTTATCATGGCACATACTTACATTACTGTTGATTTTTACAACAACGCAGTAAGCTGCAGAATCAATAGTGTTGATCGTGTTTTTTCTTCCACCAACGCATTTATGTATGGTGCGGGTTTTCCCTATGCTGAAAATGTTCGTGTTCTTGCATACGAGCCGGACCGAAATATTTATGTAGTTGAGTACACCAATGGGCAAGTAAAGTCTGGGGCCGACCTGCATGAAATGGTGTGGATTGCTGAAAATTTAAGCAAAATTGAAGCAGCGGCTATCCAAGATGAAGCCGAGCATCCTGCGCATCGGGAACTGACATTAGTAGAAACCCGTAATATCAAGTTGGCTATGACTGACTGGGTGCTGATCCGTAAAAATGAAGAAGACCTTATGGGTATCCCCAACACAATGTCAGCGGAGAAGTTTGCGGTTGTACTTGCATATCGCCAAGCCTTGCGCGACATAACTAAAACGTATTCTGATATAAAGACAGTGGTGTGGCCAACCGACCCACTTTCTTAAAGGATACATATGAAAATTGCCGTATACGCCATCAGTAAAAACGAAGAACAATTTGTAGCACGCTTCTGTGAATCTGCCAGAGATGCTGACCTTATTCTTATTGCTGATACAGGTTCTACAGATAACACCGCTGGTCTTGCCCGCTCTTTGGGTGCTACGGTGTATGACATATCCGTTAGACCTTGGCGTTTCGACAAGGCGCGTGACACTGCCCTTAACCTGATTCCCGGAGACTATGATGTCTGCATCTCGCTCGACTTGGACGAAGTCTTGGAGCCCGGCTGGCGTGAAGAGATTGAACGTGTTTGGACAGATAACACAACCCGTCTACGCTATAAATTCGACTGGGGTTGTGGAATTAGTTTTTTCTACGAAAAGATTCATCACCGCACCGGTTATCACTGGCACCACCCAGTTCATGAGTACCCCCGAGCTGACAACCGTACCAAGGAAGTTTACGCCCACACGGATATGCTGTTAGTCAGCCACCATCCTGACAATACTAAATCTCGTGGACAGTACATGCCGCTGCTGGAACTGGCTGTGGCAGAAGACCCACGTTGCCCACGTAACGCGTTTTATCATGCCCGTGAGCTGACCTTCTACTACCGCTGGCAAGAAGCCATTGCAGCCCTTGATAAATATCTGAACATGCCTGAGGCCACTTGGCAGAACGAGCGTTCCTACGCTATGCGCCTCATGGCTAAATCACACGACGAACTGGGGCATACAGAAGAAGCTCTGAAGTGGGCACGCCTTGCTGTTGCCGAAGCCCCCGGAACACGTGAGCCATGGGTTGAATTGTCTCTGATGTGCTACCGCAGATCGATGTGGGCTGAGTCTTACGCTGCTGCTTTGTCTGCACTGAACATCAAAAACAAAGAGTTGGTGTATACGATGGACCCATCAGTATGGACTGAGAAACCATATGACCTTGCCAGCATCGCTGCATGGAACCTTGGACTGAAAGATTCTGCTATCGAGTTTTGCAAAAAAGCTCTAGAATTCAACCCTACGGACAGCAGGCTTGTAGCTAACCTTGCGTCTATGAATCCTACCGTGGAGTTGACATGATCGGACGACTGATTGCACTGCTGTTCTTAAGCCGTGAATATGCGCACAGAGCGCACTTACGTACAACAAGTTACGCCCAGCACATGGCGCTGGGTGATTTCTACGCCAGCATCGTGGGCATTGCTGACTCTCTGACTGAAGCCTACCAAGGGCGTCACGGCATCATTGACGACATTCCCATGCTGGAAGAGACAGATACAGGTGAGCCCGCCGATGTGTTGGCCCGTCATTTAGATTCTGTAGAAAAGATTCGGTACACAGCTGTTAACAAGACAGACACTGCACTTCAGAATATCATTGATGAAGCCGTTGCTGAATACCTGAGCACGCTGTATAAACTTAGGAACTTGAAATAATGGACAACCAGCAGATATTTAATTTTGTTGTTGCTATTGCTGCATTCTTGGCGGTCTTTGTGTTCAATCAAACCACTCGTAAAATTCAGAAGTTGGAAGACGACGCCAACACGCTGCGAGAACGTATTCTTCAAGACTACGTTCAAAAGGATGACTACAAATCTGACATTGCAGAGATCAAAACCATTCTTCGACAGATATTTGACAAGTTAGACTCCAAGCAAGACAAATGAAATGCGCTGGCTGCTCCTACCACTGTTGCTGTTATTGGTGGGGGCTACTGCAAATCCCCGGTGCCTACTATCGGATTTTTACGGAATAAGCTGGATTAGTGAACCAACACTAAGGCACATGCAATTGTCTAGGTGGTTGACCACAAATGGTGATTCTTGTACTTCGGAGCAACTGGTTGTCTTATGGAATAAGTTGGCAGAGTGGGCTGGTGTAGCTGATTCTGCTGAGTTGAGAGGCAAAGTTCTGTACTACTATGCCAGGGCAAGGGAAAGAGAGGATAAAAAATGATTGACAAAATCCGCTGGTTTCCAATGGTTGATGCTACAGGTTACCCCGATAAAACTGATGCTGTTCAAAGACGTATAGAAAAGCACCAAGAAGAATATCGCATGATGGTTAAATCAGCAAAAGCAGAACGCAAAATCAACGATATCTTGTTAGAGCTGTATAACAAACGAGCAGAGCAACAAAAACTTAGGCTTGAAATTTTTAACAACCGTAAGTTACTGGATGTATACGTATAGTCATGGTCACTAAAAAAGCTCCCGCTAAAGCACCAGCCAAAGTAGCGCCTGTTAAACGCGCCATTCCTAAAGCTGCCCCCAAACCGAAAGCAGAGCCTGCAGTGACTGTCACTCATGCGCGTAGGAAACCAGAGACAACTGCTGACAAAGTTATTGAGTTGATCAAGTGGGTGGACAACCCTTTCAAACTGTTTACGGTTATTCTGTTGTCGTTTCTAGCATTTGCGGGTTACTTTGCTTGGGATTCTCGTCAAGTCATTCTTGGTGCGATTACCAACAGCTCACACAAGTCTTCACTACGTGAAGTCCCAGTCTTAGAAAAAATTGCGCAGACTGTAATGAAGGACTTGGAAGCTGACACAATGATTGTGCACAAAGCTAACCTTGTTGTGAACGGCAGGACTACGCTGGTTGCGTATGGTCCCAAGGGCCGTACAAACGAATTTGATGGATACAACTCTACGCTGTTCAATAAAGACCCAGTCCGAAACGCCGCCATGATCGCCATGATGAATGGTGAGGTTTATTGCGCTAAACAAGAAGTAACTGGTAGGACATCTGAATGGGAAGCTAAACAAGGCGTAACTTTTGCCTGCTGGGTGTCTATCCCGCCTGAGATTGGTGAGTTTGACGGCTATGCATCTGTTGGATTTGCCAAAGAACCTTCTGATCTGACAGTGGTCAAGACCCGTCTCAACTTGGCTTCTACGGAGATGGCGAAATGAAATACTTGCTGCTGGTCCTGTTGTTGGCTGGCTGCCAAGACCGCTACCGTTACCCATGCCAGAACCCTGATAACTTTGGGCTAGAGCAGTGCCAAAAGCCTAGATGCTTATTCACACAGCAGTGTCCTGAATACTTGGTTGCGCCCATTCTGGATAAACAGACTCAGCCTGCTGCACAGCCCACACCGGAGCCACACAAATGAAACTTGAAATCAAAACAGTTGATGAGTTAGTCCTGCTGATTCAAGTCCTTGCTTGGGCATTCGTAGTGTTCATCGTCATGATGGTGTTTGGTAGCACCGTGATGTCCATGCTGTACTCAGTGATCTTTGTGACACAGCCCATCAAGTCTATGGCCCCTATAGACCAAGCATTTACCAAGATGCTGAACGACGTTGTGTTGTTGATGACTGGCTCTATTACAACGCTGGTAGGCATGTTTGCAATTAACAAAGCAGCCAAGAACATTGCAGAAAAACTTGCCCCCTCAGTCGTAACACCGCCACCTGCGCCTGTATCAGTACCTACATCTACCATGCCCAACTACAACTGGATGGGTTACGTCAATCCTGAATTGGATGAGACATGGGTGCCACCACCTCCACCCACAACACCACCCGACCATCTGGAAGATGACCATGAGCGTCAACAACTGGCTGCGGCTCGAAAAGAGGCTGAGTGATGTTTGGCATCCCACTACCATGGCTGCTTATTGGCTTGTTTGTAGCCTTGTTTGGCACGTATCGTGGGGGATATCACTATGGCTGGTCAGACCGTGACGCAGAAATGCAGATCGAGATTGCCAAGAAGAATGACGAAGCCCGTGAACTAGAGAAATCAATGACGTCCAAGTTGGCGGACAAAGAAACAGAATTGAGAAAGGCTCAAGATGAAATTTCTAAAAAGCAGTCTGCTATGCGTGAGCTTGCCCGTACTGGTCAGCTGCGGCTCCCCGCCCCAAGTTGCGTACAAGCCACCCCAAGTGCCCCCGCTCCCGCAGGAGATAAGCAAGATGGAACCGACGCTGAGCGACAGACTATTGAAGCTCTTATCGACCTCGTCGCAGAAGGAGACAAAGCCATCACCAAGCTCAACGCCTGCGTTGACTCCTACAACCAAGTAAGGGACTTGATCAATGGTAACCGCTAGTCAACTCCAAAGACTTCACATTGGCCCTGAGTGGGCTGATGCGCTGAACGCTACGTTTCAGAAGTTTGATATTTCAAACCCGCTTCGCCAAGCATCGTTTATTGGACAGTGCAGCCATGAGTGCGGCAACTTCCGTATTTTGGAAGAGAATTTAAACTACAAGGCTGAGGCCCTACAAAAACTGTGGCCCAAACGCTTTGATGCTGCCAAGGCTCAAGCCTGTGCGCGTAACCCTAAGTTGATCGCCAACACTGTTTACAGTAACCGCATGGGGAACAGAGATGAAGCTAGTGGAGATGGGTATCGTTTTCGTGGGCGTGGCTGTATTCAACTTACTGGGCACGCTAATTATTTTCACGCTGGACAAGCTTGCGGTATGGACTTTGTGATGGAGCCTGACTTGGTCGCCACACCTATGTATGCTGCTATGACTGCGGGTTGGTTCTGGGATACACATAAACTTAATCGTTTTGCTGATGCCCGTGACTACATCGGCATGACCAAGAAAATTAACGGCGGCACGATTGGTCTGAACGACCGAATCAAGCATATCAATGAGGCGCTTGAAGTATTAACTTCTTGATGGCAAAATGTGTGTAGGTCTGTGGAGACCTTTTTAACAACTTTCAAGGAGCCAACATGGCAATCAGTTTTGAACAATTTATGGAAGCAACAGGCGCTGAGCTGGTTGCTGGCAACATCATCGTGGGCGTTATGGGCGACCGCAAAAAAGTCGGCAGCTTGAACGATGAAGGTGTGTTTAACTTGAACGACGAAGGCAAACTACTGGCTGATGAAATCGAAACCCCCAGTGGTAAAAAAGCAACAAAGTCTAAGAAGGCTGAAGCAGCAGAAACTCCTGCTGAAGACGCCCCAGCAGCTTAATTGAGAAGGTGGGATCATGCCCGGTTTACGTATTGATAATTTTTCCGGTATCGTACCGAGGACTGGTCCCACTGCGCTTGAGGGCAACCAAGCTCAAATCGCAAACAATGCCAAACTGACGTCTCTTGAGATTCGTCCTTGGAGAAACCCAACCTTAGAGTACACGCCCAGTGGCGGCTCTAGCGTTCAGTCTATATTTAAATTCAGTGGTCCTTCTGGGGCATCACCTAAATGGCTTGAGTGGAACTACGACGTAGATGTTGTTCCCGGCCCTGTGGCTGATTTAAATGAATTTCGCTTGTATTTTACAAGTTCAGGGTTTACCCCTAGAAAAACTAACTGGGCGTTGGCCAACAGTTCTGGCACTGCACCTTACCCCAATTCCTATTATGAGATGGGTGTTCCCGTTCCCGCTGGTGCGCCTTCTGTAACCAAAGCTGGCACTGGTACTGCACCAACTGAAGACCGCTCGTACATATACACATATGTCACTACATTCGGTTCCGTGGCAGAAGAGTCTGCCCCTAGCCCAGCGACCATTATTTCAGCAGTCAATACTTCAGGCGACTCTGTAACCATTACAGGCTTCTCTACCCCGCCTGCTGGCAACTATAACTTTACACACCGCCGCATTTACCGGTCAGTAATTGGCGCTACTACAGCGTCATATTTGTTTGTGGCTGAGATTCCAATTGCTACGACAACATACGTAGACACAAAGACGATTTCTCAGCTTGGCGCAGCCCTGCAATCGCTGTACTACACACCTCCACCTTCTACGTTGCAAGGTATCGTGGCCATGCCTAACGGTTTACTGGCGGGGTTCACGGGCAATCAAATCTGGTTCTGTGAGCCATATCTGCCCCACGCTTGGCCTGCTACGTACATGCTGACCACGGACTACCCGATTGTGGGTCTTGGCGTATTTGGAAACTCCTTGTTTGTGGGTACCACGCGCAACCCTTACATGGTAACTGGTACAACACCGTCCAGCATGATGCAAGAGAAACTGTCTTTGGTTCAGCCTTGCGTGTCTAAGAAATCTATTGTTTCTGACCAGTACGGTGTGCTGTACGCCAGCCCTAACGGCTTGGTGTCTATCTCCCCAGGTTCACAGGAAGTAATGTCAAACGCGCTTTACACTCGTGAGGAATGGCAACTGCTAAATCCGTCGAGCATGATAGGTGCGGTGTACAACAACATGTACTTTGGGTTCTACCAAACGACAGCCGGAGACCGTAAGTCCATCATCATTCTGCGTGGTGACAACCCACCACTGGCCACATTTGACTCCAACGCCAAAGCCAAGTTTGTTGAGCCAGTGACTGGCACTGTGTATTTCCTGTCTGCCGCAGATAACAAAATCTATTCGCTCGATACCAACACATCTAGCAATACGGTGTTCACGTGGCGGTCCAAGAAGTTTATTCACAACCGTCCTACGACTTACGCAGCCTTACAACTGCACGCAGATTACGTATACATGGCGGCCAACCCTGGCACATACCTTACAGTCAATCTGTATGCCGAAGGTCAAGGTGTGCTGACAATCAATATGACTGGCGATGAACCCGTCCGTATTCCTAACGTGACTCGTTCTTACTACTGGGAAATTGAAGTGACTGGAAACGTCCCTGTTCGCCGTGTAACGATTGCCACTTCTGTGGATGAGTTGGAGATGGCTTAATGGCTAATCTACCCAAATTACCGGGTATACCCTCAATTTCTCCAGTACAGGATACAACTGTAGCGGCCATTCTGCGGCCCATCAAAGAAAGTATTGAGATTCTTGGCGGGGCTATATCGGGTAATCCCTTACCCAACGGCACAATAGTAGACTCTGGCCTGAACCCAGCAATTTCACTTACAACCATAAACACCACAAATGTTTACGACGGGGCTACAGACACAACGCCGCCTCCTACGCCAAGTGGTCTGACCATCAGTGCTGGCTTTACGAACATTCTGCTAAGCTGGACTGATCCTAATGTCTCAGGGGCGTTCCTTAACTACGCATACACCGAAGTCTGGCGCTCAGTAGATAACGTTCTAGCCCATGCTGTACTGCAAGGCTTTGCCCCTGGTGCTGTGTACTCTGACCCTGTCGGGACCAACAAAAGCTACTACTACTGGATTCGTTTTGTATCTCAGGCCAACATCGCTGGCCCATACAACAGCTCTGTAGGTACGCTTGGCGGCACTGGCCTTGTAGGTGGAGTAGACCTTGGTCCTCTGATTGTCGATGCTACCAAGCTGGCAGCCGATGCAGTTGAGTCTGGCAAGATTAAAGACTACGCGATCACGACAACCAAGATTGCCAACCTCGCTGTAGGTAACGCGGCTATTGCCAACGCTGCAATTACAAACGCCAAGATAGAAGACCTTGCTGTTGACAACGCCAAAATTTCTAGCCTTGCTGTCAGTAAACTTACAGCTGGGTCTGTATCTGTAGGGCAATACATCCAATCTACTGGCTACTCTGCGGGTACGACCGGTTGGAAAATTGATGGCAATGGTTTTGCTGAGTTCGGGGCGGCCTCCATTCGTGGGCAGTTAACCGCTAGTCAGATTGATACCCGTGGCCTGTCTATCAAAGACATGTCTGGCAATGTTATTTTTGCTGCCGGAACCAACCTTGCTTACAGCTATATCAATGCGGACCCCGGTTGGTTGAACTCGGCACTGACACCAAGTATCACGGCTGCCCAAACCACAGCCAACTCTAAAGTATCAAAATCTGGGGATACGGTAACTGGACGTATTACGTTCTCCATCACTGATGGCATGTTTGCCGGATCAGACCTTAGTAACGGCGTCTACTTCGGTAAGGACGGTATTGTTGCTAAAAAAGCAGGGGTCACCACCTTTGCCATCGATAACGCAGGAAATGCCACCATTGGCGGTAACGTCACAACCGGAACAATTGGCGGTAGTAACATTAGTCCAACCTATATTAGGTCTAGCAATTATTCGTCCGGATCGTCTGGCTGGACTATCGACAGTAGCGGTAACGTAGAATTTAATGCGATTAGTGTGCGGTCAGGCCAGATTACTGGCGCGTTGATGACCGCGTACCAAATTAACTACTACTCAGGGCTTTACGTCCGAATCTCAAGTGGTACCCCAATTTCCACAACAAATGGTCCTTATTATCTTAATGGAGATACTAATAGCCCTTTGTATCTTGTTTATTCAGGCGCCATGCCAGCTCCGGCTACCGCCCCACATAAGATTGTGGTTGTAGCCAATGTCCAAGCAAACGGTGTATCTGCCAATCGAGATTTAGGCGTTGTGGTGCTTGCAAACTATAGTATTTCTGGAACTACGGTGACAGCCCAAGAACAGATTTCTTATTCAGTTAACTCTGGGTCTTATGGCATCTCAACCAATGCAGCAGGAGTTACTGCAAGCAACTACTCATCCGCCACCCCCGTGGGCATTTTTGTGAATGGGTACAACGCTGAATACACAGTCCAAAACATCACTGGTGTGGCATGGGGGGTCCGTTAATGGAAACGCAGTGGGTTAAGGTTGAGAACGGGCAAATTGTCCTTGGCCCAAGCACTTACAAAGCCGATGACACATATCTTGAGTATGTGGAAGTTTTGAACCTGACCAGACCATACACACGTGTGAACGTGGTAATTGAGATTGTGGACGGGAAATGTATTAGAACGGTTACCAGCGTTCCAGACTACCGGCTTCAGCGACAAGCTGAGTACCCTCAAATTGAAGAATATTTGGACGCTGTGGTCAAAGGTGATCAGGCTCAGATCGATGCCTACATTGCTGCTTGTCAGGCGGTAAAAGCCAAGTATCCAAAATCGTAGCTATAGTACATAATGAATAAACAATGTAAGATACAGCCCCATGAGTAACCATACACTTCAGCCGTTAGCCGCATGGATAACTGAGTCTGTCAAAGACCCAGAAGTATTAGAGTTTCTGACAATGGTGTATCACGCCATTGAAACTTGGGATGACATTGTTGATAAAGACAATGAGGTGACTGTAGATGACATGCATGATGTATTTACGCAGTTGCTCATAAAGCTACCTGCCAATCAATTCTATAGGGCTAACTACCCTGCATTAGCAGGCATGCTAATTGTCGTGATTACTGCTTGGCATACATCAAATGAAATTGATGAGTCCGCAGAAGGCAAAGCGCACGGCTACACGTTGCGCAAAGAGTTTATTAACTTGGTCGTGCTGTGTGTTGCCATGACTGGCAGTGTTGCAGATGCACGCAAAGCGTCGTTGTTGGGGTGGACATGTTCTGCTGCCAATGATTCCTTTGACGAATTTATAAGGGGTAAATAATGGGATGGCTTGGCGGAGGTAAAGCACCTGCACCTGATCCTGCTATTGCGCAGGCGCAAAAACAAATGGCGGACTTGGCCACTGAACAGTGGAACACGTTCAAAACTGATATTTACCCAACGCTTCTCAAGCAGCAAGAGAAAGCGGACAAACGGGCTGATGAAATATGGGCGCAAGATAAAGAAATTAGTTCGTTCAATTTAGAACAAGCTAAAAAATCTACTCAGCGTTATGAAGAAACGGCAATTCCAGCAATGGAAAAGCTTAAAAAAGACGCGGACCTTTACAACACTGCTGGCTACCAAGAACAAATGGCGGGGCAAGCGATTGGCGATATTGCTGCAGCTGAAGAAGTAGCACGCCAAACTGGAATCCAACGTGACCGTTCATATGGTATTGACCCAACATCAGGTCGCGCAGGTTTAGGTTTTAATGCAAACAATGTAACTGCTGCTCTTGCCAAAGCACAGGCTGGCACACAAACACGTGAAGCTGCTAAAGCTCTTGGTTTGCAAAAGCAAGCTAATGTGTACAGCATGGCTGCCGGACTTCCATTGCAGTCGCTTCAACAATCTGGCTCTGCGGTAACCGCAGGTGCTGCAGGAACAGCCGCAACCGCTGCTGGGCAAAATGCTACATTAGCCACAAGTGGTGCATCTAACGCAGCTACTGGAACCGCTATGCAAGGCTGGGGCCAAGTGGGTAACTTGGGCGTTAATAAATATCAAGCCGATATCAGCCGTTACAACGCTGAGACTGCAAACAACCCATGGAATATGGTGCTTGGTGCGGCAGCTGGTGTTGGTACTAAATTTGCCTTGGGCAAAATTGGTTAAAGGGGAATAAATATGGCAAGCGCATTCGCTCAAGGGTTTCAAATGGGTGGAGATATGTTCGACTCTGCCGAACGTATGAAGCTATTGAAGGAACAACAACAGTGGGCTAGAGAAGAAGCCGAAGCTAAACGTGCTGAACGTCAACGCGAAGCTGATATCCGAACTGCTGGCCAAGAAACACTATCTCGTGTTGGAGAACCTACGGCATTTAGAACAGCTGGTGGAGCAATGGGCCCAGCCCAGCCTACTGATGCACAAAACCGTTTAGCTGATGATGAATACTACCGAAACATGGGTGGTCGTCAAAGTCAGGCGGTAGAAGAAAATTTAGGTGTAGCGTTACCAAAAGGTGATGCATCCAAGATGTTTCCCAAACAGGAAATGTATACCCAAGAGCAAGCGGAAAAAGATTACCTCAAACGTCTTCGTGGGCTTGATGTTGGTAAAGCCATGCAATATGAAAAAGGTGCTTTGGAGCTTGGTGAATTAAAACGCAGTGCACGTTATGCACAGAAACAAGAAGACGCGCTTGGTTTCCAACAGAACATCATGTCTGATCTTAAGAACAATGGCGGCGACGCAGCTGCTGTTATTGAAAAACATTTCTTGCCTTTGTACAACGAGGATAAATTACCTGGGTTTAAAGACGGCGGGAAAGCTACGCTAGTCCCCAGTGCTATGGGTGGTGACAAAAGTATTGTTATTACGTACAAAGATGGTAAGCAGGAAACCATGCCTGCTAACATGAAAACTCTGCAAGAATTAACTAGCCATACGCAATCTCAAATGATGGCGTCTTCAACACCGGAAAACTATTGGAAGTCTAAAGACCAGTACATTAAAGAACGTCAGGTTGCAGCAACAGAAAAAACTGCTGAAGCCTCTGCTACTCAAGCATCTACTCAAGCGAAGCACTTGGACGCTCAAATCAAAGCTGATTTGTTTGGTGCTCAAGCGGCCCAAGCTCGTGGTGCTGCCAACGCATCTAATGCTCATGCTGCCGTGTATAAAAACATGGTTGACTTGGCTAAATCAAATAAAGATGCTGCTGAAGCCATGAAGCCGTTCTTAACTGAATATGGCAATATGTCTGCAGAAGATCAAGTGGGTTCTAAGGGTCAAGCCAAGTTAGTAGAAGCCGCAACCGCTGCGGCTAAAAAGACTGGTGATATCACTGGAATTATTAATCAGTTAAAGAAACCCGATAAGTCGGGGATTGAGTCTCAGTGGAATCCCATTGAAGCCAAATTAATTGAACAAAATGCCAAGCCCGAAGAAATTGAGATGCAACGCACTCAATTTATGGCTCGCCGTGGGTATGCTCCTAGCGCGTCTTTGGCTGTAATGGAAAGCGGCATTAATCCTCAGACTAAGAAACCATTGACAGAAGCAGATATCAATGCGTTTAATAAACGTTACCCAAATAGTGCAATTGATAAATCTGCGCTTCCTTGGCTGAAACAGCAAAAAGATTACGAAGCTCGTGTTAACGCAATCCCACGTTGATAGAAAGTAAGTCATGGCAGGACTCTGGGAACAATTAGAGCGTCAAGCAATACCTCTTGGCAAATCCCCCTCGTCGTCTGACGACTTGTGGGGGTCCCTTGAATCTCAGATTCTTGGTGGGGATAAAGTTAATAAACCCGGATTTATTTCTGATATCAAACGCGGCACTGGCCAAGTAATTCAGTCTGCAGGCTCGACCCTCCAAGATATTGGTGCACCTAATGTGGGTGCAGATATTGAAGAGTACGGTACAAAAATTGTTCGTAAAAACCCTTCACAGATCAACACTGTTGAAGAAGCCGTTCGTAGCCCATTAACAACAGTTCGTGAAGCTGTGGGTGAAGTAGTCCCTCAAGTCGGCGTATCCACTGCGTTTGGTATGGGTGGCCGCGCTCTTGGTGGCCTTGTAGGTTCTGTTGCAGGCCCTGCCGGTACTATTGCAGGCCAAGCCCTTGGCGCAGCAGGCGGTGCATACCTTGGCAACCTTATCCAAGAATACGGTGGTATCCGTTCTGAGCAACGCGAACAAGGTATTGAAGACAAAGGTCGTGCGTTAGCCACTGGTGCTGCCGCTGCTGGTTTAGATACTGCGTTTGGTACTGAACGTGTTGTCAATAAATTCCTGTCCAAGGGCTCTGACATCTTGGCTCGTGAGGCTGGAACCAGCCTATACAAACATGTGGGTAAACAAGCTGCTATCGGTCTTGGTACTGAGGCTGCCACTGAAACTGGGCAGACAGCCCTTGAACGTCTTGGTGCGTTTAAACCACTGACGGGTGATGAAGCCTTGAATGAATATGGCTTGGCTGCTATTAAAGGTGGTATTGGTGGCGGTGTTATTCGTGGTGGACTCGCTGCTGTATCTGGTGAACGTCCGGCTGAAGGCGGCAATGAAATCCAGCAAGCGTTTTCCCAACCAAGTGTTAGCAGTACCCCTCTTAATAATGTAGCCCCACCCGTTACGCCAGCAAACCACCCAGACCCCATGGCGCGTTTGGCTGAGTTGGAAGCAATTGGTAAAGGCACACCTGCACGCACCGTAGAAGGCCCCGATGGTCAGCCAATAAAAATTCCAGCCACAGAAGGCCGTTTCTTCACACCCGAAGAACAGCAAGAATACAAAGCGCTTAAAGCCCAAGTGGCAAACATAACACCGCCTGCTGTTACAGGTGGTACAACTGATATTGCTCAGCAGTCTCAAGCTGCTGCGGCACAAAACCAACAAGCTGAAATTGCCCAACAGCAACAAGCCAAGCGTGACGATGTTCTTGGTGTAT